CCGGTGGACGTGTTCCAGGTTCACGACCCGGGCCAATGGGGCCTGATCCTGGCCCTGCGGACAGGCCCAGCGGGCTTCTCGCGCCAGCTGGTGACAAGCCGGTCGCGGGGCGGGCTCTTGCCGGAAGACCTGATGGTCAAGGACGGCTGGCTCTGGTGTGAGACTGGCGACGGCCCACCGGTGAGGATCGCCTGTGAAGAGGAAGAGGACTTCTTTGAGGCGCTCGGGATCGACTGAGGAAACCCTTGCTGTGGCGGCTGACGGACGACGGGGACTTGTTGGTCTTGCAACAAGTGCGCCAGGGGATCGCGCTCACCAGGCTAATGCGGGCGAAGGACCCGACCGGCTCGGGCCACGGGGGACGGTCGCCCTGGCCGCCGCTCGGCCTAGGATGCGTGACCTTGGTCCTGCCGCCTCGCCTGGGTTCATGCCGTTTCTCCGGGCAGGCGGCTCCCCTCACAGCTGGCGGCTGGTCGGTATCAGGGCGGGGCTCATAATCCTGTCTAACCCGGTTCGACTCCGGGGCGCAGCACCCACCCCGCCCCGGTAGCTCAGTGGACAGAGCAGCGGCCTTCTAAGCCGCTAGTCGGAGGTTCGAGTCCTCTTCGGGGCACCATCTCCAGCTTGCTGGTCAGGCTTCGACTGCCTTGGCCCGCTCGATCTTCAACCCGGGCCAGTCGCTGTAGCCGTCGACCCCGACGCCAAGGGGCGCCACGAGCGTCGTCCCAGGCCATCGGGCCGTCGTCAGCGGTGTCGATTGACCGTTCTGAAGGTTCGAGTGCATTCGGAGGGCGACCGGGAACCGACCAGCCTCGAAACGCGCGTCTCGTATCTCCACGTCCTCGCACGATCGGAAAGGCTGGCCCTTGTGGTCGTGGTTTCGGACAGTGGACGGGTTGCCCCAGCCGAGCCGAGAACCGAGCGACCGGAACACCCCGCCGCGCGACCTGACACGGCGACAACCCTGGAACTCAAGGTGCCCCCAGTCCCAGTCGGCCTCGCCGACCTGGACGGCCACGTCGTCGCAGAGCACGAACTTGAGCATCGTGCCGTAGGTCGAGACCCCGTCACCGCGCATCGCCGCCTTGCCGACCTTCACCCGGACGTTCCGGCACCTGTCGAGGTAGGCGAGGTGGCCGAACTCGTCGTCGCCGGTGAACGGCAGCAGACCCTCGGCTTCGTCGATTCGGATAGAGACGTCCTCGCAGTCGGACAGCCGCAGGCCGAAGAGGACGTCGGACATCCGCCTGACCCGGATCCGGAGCTTTTTGCACCCAGCGGCGCGGATCCCGACCCTGCCCGACATAGAGGCGATGTCGGCCCGGACATCGTCACCATTGGCGACGATCCCCGCCATGCAGTCTTTGTCGCGGCCCCATGAGTTCGGAGCGAGCGACATCCCCCGTTCAATGGCCTCGGTCGGCACTGGGGCGGCGATAAAGGCCGGCGACACAACGGACGCCGCTGTGAACCGGGCTCCTGACCGCAACAGGTGCGGTCTCCAGTCTTTGTCCATTGTCATAGCACGATCCAGTTGGTGCCGTTCGAGCGCACCAATGTCCCAGTCCCGCCGCTAGTGACCGTTGATCCTTTAGTCCCTTGACCGTCCGAGGCGAAGACCACCGCGCCAGTGTTGGCCGACGCCGACGGCAACGGCCCGACCCCTGAGACCGTGAACGACGGAAGAACGGGCAGGCCGTTGGCGTTGACCGTGGTCCTGACCGTCCCAGCCGTGTTGTGGAACTCCAGCAGGTTGGCCGTCTGCGAGGCGCGGGCGACGAGCGCCATGGTGACGTGCGAGTCGCTGAAGCCTTGGAAGACGTGGCTCTCCGTCGAGTTGCGGTCGACGGGCCCGTACACCACGACCGGCGTGTTCTGTATATAGTGCCGCCTCGTGATCGTCACGTTGCCGTTGTTGTCGACCTTTTCCTGGAGCTGCGGGTCGAAAGCCTCCAGAAAGACTTGCTTGCCAGCCCCATTGGCGCGGATGCGCAAGAACACGGCTGAAGACGAGTCGCTGAACAGTTCGAACGAGCGGTTGCCGGCGCTCATGTCGGGGAACGCCCGGACGACGCGGTCCTCGACGTTGACCTCGAACGCTTCCTGCGTCATCGAGCCGTAGGACCCCCCATAGAACCGGTGCTTGTTGGCCCGGTGCATGGCGATGACCTTTTTAGCGCCGCTCTTTTCGACCAAGTACATGAACGGCCTGGTCTCGACAGCAGACCCGCCGTTCGGGTCTTTGACCGACAGGTAGGCCTCAATGTTATAGTTCGCCCCATCGAACCAGTTCTGTTCGATGGTCCAGGCGACGCCCCATTTGGCGGGATCACGGAGCTGCCCGTCGGCGTCCAGGTTGGCCCCGATCATCTTAATGGGGTTCCGGATCCCGTTCATCGTCGGTGCGCCGGTAGACGTGTGCCAGTCGGCGAAGGAGTTCGCGGCGCTCGGCGTCCCAAGGACGGTAGCGTTGACCGGCGCGATGAAGGCAAAGTGCTTGAACTCGCCCGTCCCGACGTCGTCGACCTGGAACTTCGCCAGGTCGAAAGCGCCATAGCGGACGACGAGTCCGTCCGTCGTCCCCGGGACGGCGAGCTCGGACGGGTCGACCGGCCCCGCGAACCGGCTCACTCGAGCACCTCCTGGAACTGGCAAGAGCCGGTCGAGCTGGCGGCCAGGCAGTAGACGTCCCCCTCGCTCAAGCCCCCTTCCCACAGCGACCCGGCGGCCACCGTGCCGACATAGCGCCCTGCGGTCACGTCCGAGTCGGCCGGGGCCGCGGCCCCGGCCCTCGCCTCGACGACGTAGAGCGCGACGAGCCCAGTGTTCCGGATCCGGTAGCCGACCGAACCCGGGTCCCGCGTCCCAGAAACCTTGGCCAGCGTCCCGCTCGAAGGGATCCCCGTCGTCGCCGACCACGGGGCGACCGCTCGATAGCTCTGTCTCACAAATGAGGTACGTCAGGCCCAGGACGACGACGACCGGTTGACGAGCTGGACGACCGCCCCGGAGGCGACGTAGAGGAGCACCGCCCGGGCGTCGCCGCCCTTCCCGACCGAGACCGCGACCGCGGGCCCTTGGTCGTCGGCCCCTGAGGCGGCCGCGTCGTGGGCGGCGACGGTGACCGAGCCGTCCGGGCCGACCCACCGGGCCCGGACCTTGCCGGACCCGTCGAGCCAGACCTCGACGGTCTCGCCGGTCGGGCTGGCCGCCATCGCCGGTTTCCGGCCCGCCTCGACCGCCGCCGACGAGACCGGCGGGTCAGAAGGGCCGGGGAGGACGGCCCGGCGGACCGTCCCTGAAAGCACGTAGAGGACTGCGACGCGCCCGTCCCGGAGCCTGACCGCCGCGCACCCCTCGTCGTCGACGCCCGAGGCGACCGTGAACGGAGAGCCGACCGGCGTACCGAGCGCGTCGTACCGGACGGCGACAAGGTCCCCGCCCGTCCTCCTGAGCAGCAAGAACCCCCCGTCGTCCAAGGCCGCCAGGGTCGGCTTCGACCCCGCGCCGACAATGGAAGCAAGGGCCCAGGTCTTCGCGTCGTCGTCCGACCTGTAGAGAGCGACCGCCCCGGCCGCCGACTCCCGGGCCATCCACACCCGCTGGTCGCGCCTTCTCCGCCCATAGCGGACGCAAGCCCAGACCCCCGACGTGAGGGCGGGCGATTCGGCCCATATCGGCGGGCACGGCTCGTTGGGAGCGGTCGCGACGAGCACCCCAGCGGCGTCCGTCCGGCTCCTGACGTGCCGGAAGGCGTCGGAGACGTCGTAGCTCAACCCTCCTGACGACGGCGCCCCGAGGTCGACGGCGGAAAAATGGCCGTGCCACGGCCTGAGCCTCGCGTAGACCGTCCCCCCGTGCCTGACCGTCCAGTCGGCGCCCTCGGCCCCGGTCAGGGCGACCGACTGCACCGAAAGCCTCCAACCGGCCACCGGGTCGGGGGCCGTGGACGAGGCTTGGACGCCGCCAGGCGTCCACAGGTGGACCGGTGCGGAGTCCGGGGTCCGGCACGGATGGTTCCGCGTGCCGTAGTCCCAGGCGTGGGTTTTCAGCACGTAGTCAGGACCGGTGTGCTCCAAGGTCGCCGGGTCCCGGTCGAGAAGCGGGAAACCGGCCATCGGCGGATGGTCGGCGAGCGTGTTGACGAGCGCGAAGCGGGGCCAGTCCTCGACCGGGATCCACCATGCGACCGCCAAGGACGCCGCCGACGCCGCCGTCATCCCCTCGCCCGCGTCGAACAGCGAGGACAGCGAGGCGGCCAGCCCGTCCGAGCGGTCTTTGCCCTCGAGGACCGCGTTGGCCGTGCAAAGCGCGTCCGTGACCGTGCTGGGCGAGTCCGCGCCCCGCACGACCGGGACGGTCAAGAGCCCGGCGAGCGGATCGTGCCAGCGGTACTGCCCCCACCGGAAGGCCGGGCCGTTCTTGAAGAGCAGAGCCGCCTGGCCGCTCGTCTCGTGCACCCATACCGGCGGGTCGGTCGTGTCGGCCAGAAAGAGCTCGGGGAAGTGCAGCAGGACGGGCTCGGAAGGGTCGGTCGGCACGACGTCGAACCTGAGCTTGTCCCCGGACCGCGCGGAAAACAGTTGGAAGCCGCCGACAAGGGCGGGGTCGGCCATGACCGAGGCCGAGGCCCCCGTCCCCAGCTCGTCCGTGCCGAAGTCCGACAGGGCCAAGGCGCCGTACTCCTGGGCCCACGATCCCGCGTAGCGCTCGGAGGCCGCGGCCCCGACCGTGTACGCTCCCGGCGCCGTCCCAAGGACGCGCGTCCGTCCGAACGGGTCGACCAGCCTCACGGTGACGGAGGACACGTTCGCCGGGTCCCAGCCCACGTCCAGCGAGCCGCACAGGAGCCAGTACATGTAAGGCGGCGAGGCCCACTGCCCCAGGTCGAGCGACACCTTCCCCGTCCCCGTCACCCCGGTCACCGTGACCCCGCTAGGCCCGACCGAGACCGTGCAGTCCTCGCCGGACCAGGAAGGGGCCGAGGCGTCCGTCAGGACGAACGAGGACGGCACGGCCGGTCTGTAGGACTTGAACCGGCTAGAGCCCCAGTTCGACGTGCGCGAGTTCGCGAACACGTGGGTGTACAGGTGCTCGGACAATCCGCCCCAGTCGAAACACGCGGACGATAAGCAGTTCCTGGTCTTCGACCGCTCACCGACCGGTAGCGCCGGGTGCTCGTTCCATTGCTCGCGAAGGTAAGACCAGTAGTCGGCGCCGCCGATGCCGGGGGGCCACTGGGTCCCGGCCCCGTCGTCCCTCGGCAGCCAGTACAGGTACATGGCGTGACGCGAACCCCAGTAGTTTAGGTAATAAGCGTCGTCAAAGTTCAGGTGCAGGTAATAGGGCGACATCGTCGCCGAGCCGGTCAGCTTCGGGTAGCGCACCTCCCGGACGTTGGTCACGCCGCCTAAACGGTCGTTGACCGACTTGGCGCCGGTGATGTCGTAAGGGCACACCACGGTCTCGCCGAGCGTGTCCTCGATAGGATGGCCAGCGCCCGTCACCCGGCTGAGCAGCTCGGACTGGACAGGGAGCTCTGAGTCAAAGAGGTTCGACTCGGTGAACGTGATCGGCCCTCCGCTGCTGTACGTGTCGCAAGACGCATACCGCTCGTGCGACGCCCCCGGCATCCCGAACCTGTAAACGAGCGCCGAGTAGTCGCCGCCTTCTTTGCCCACCGACGCGGCCAGGTCGGGCACCGCGACCACCGAGCTTTGCGTCCCGCCAAGAGTCTGCGACGTGCCGTCATAGCTGTCTTCGCTCGAGCTCGTCGCGGTCATCGACCAGCAGTCAGAGCCGCCTACCGAGCCGAACGGGGCGGTGACCGCGCACCCGACCGACGGCGCGGACTTGGCCACGACCGAGCACGGCAGGCTGACCCACGTGCCAGAGCCCGGCTCCTGGAACCTCCATCCACCGGTAGCGGTTCCAGACGCCGCCACCGAATAAGCTGGCAACCCTGACGGCGGGAACACCGGCAGCTTAGGATTGGCCTCTGCGCTCGCGAAACATCCGACGCGCGGAAGGACGCCGACGAGCGGGATCGAGGAGTGCGTGACCCACTGGTCGTTGATGGCCGAGCCCGACCCGCCCGTCGCGACCGTGCTCCCGTTCCGCGCGAGCGACCACGACTCCCAGCTCACGAGCCAGGAAAAGGCCCGGCGCCAGACTTTCAGCCCGACGATCTCGAGCGCCAGTTCGCCGGACCCCGGGTACCCGGCGACGCTCGCCGAATAGGAAAGGCCGAGGAGCGGCGCCGAGGCGCGGAACTCCACCGACTCGGCGAGCGGGGGCACGCCGCCAGGGCCGACCGTCCTCGTCTGCTCGACCGACAACAGAGCCCCGGGCTCGACCGTCGACGGCGCCTCGGTCCAGTAGCTGGCCGCATAGGCCCGCACCCCGGCGAGCGACCCGTACGCCCCGCCTAGCGCGCCGACCGTCGCGCTCAGCGAGACCCTCAGTTGGTAACGGCCAAAATGGCGGTAAAGGCCTTTGCGCCCCACCGACTCCGGGCCCGGCTTCCACCCCGCCAAAGGCCCGTCCGTCACGGCGCCTCCCGGGCGGAAGGCGTCTGCCGGAACAGGCCGCGCGAGTCCCTCGCCCCGCGCTCGACCGGCAGGTTCGCCAGCGACCAGGCGACGATCCGGTCGAAGTCGGCGGCGGGCGACGACCCGCGCCAAGCGTCGGCCTCCTCGTCGATCCGCTCGCCCGTGTAGACGGCGGGCCGGTGGCCCCAGCGGGCGAGGCCGTCGGCGGACGACCAGTCCGGCTCCTTGGCGAGCTCGCACCGCAGCGAGGTCACCCTGTAGACGCCCTTGCCCGCGAGCTCCACGTTGTCGCCCCGCCAGACCAGGTCCCCGTCCGGGCGGAAGAGCAAGTCCGAAGACCATTCCGCCAGGCGCCGGGGCCGGGAGAGCCGCCGGAAAAGGGCCAGGCAACACCGGTCGCAAAGGGCCTGCGAGGTCACCGCGGGGTCGGTCCAACCGTACCGGAGCTTCGCCCCCACCCAGTTCGCCGGGCGCTCGTCCGGGCCAAGGCCGGGGTCCTCCGCGTCCTCGTCCACCTTGTAGGACTGGACAACTTTCCCCGTCCGCGGGTCGTAACCGGTCACCCGGACGTCCGTCGCCTCGGGCGGGAGGACCGTCTCCCGGAACGTCCGGTACAAGAACTGACCGGCCACAAAGAACGCGTCCTCGCCGGAAAACCCGGCGGCCGAGGCCTCCGCCGCCGCCTCCTCCACCGTCGGGCGCAGGGTCAAAACGGGCGCCGTCCCCAGCCCCTCCGGGCTCCGCGCCCGGAACACCGTCCCCGCCGCGGTCGGGACGAAGCCGTAGAACCAGTCGGCGGCGTAATTGTCGAAGAGCCGCCTCACCCAGTCGGCGGCGGTGTCCCCCGGCTCGACCAGCGCCGACCACTCGCCCCGCGTGCAAGAGGCGTTCAAAGGGACGGTGAAGCCGGACTCCTCGATGTCGAACCGGGCCGGGTCTGCCAGCACCGTCCCGACCAGCGCCTTCAGCGCCGCCGTGAACGTCAGCCCGTCGAGCGGGACCAAGTCCTGGAACCTGTACTGCTCGAGCCGCGCCCAGCGGTCGCGCACGTCGAAAGCGACCCTGTCGGCGTCCTCGTAAGGCGTCGACTCCGAGCTCGGAGGCTGAGAGACCCCGCCGATCACCAGCCCGCCCCCGGCGAACCGGGCCCGCACCGGCCGGTTCAGCCCGGTGCGGAACCCCTCCAGCCCGCCCGTCCGCTCAAGGGCCAGGCCGAGGCTGACCGAGTCGGCGGTCTCGCCGACCGTCAGCACCGCCTCCGTCACCTTGTCCGACAGGTCGGTCGGCGCGTCGGCGGTGTCGGCCCGGACCCCGCTGAACTCGCAGTAGGCGCCGTAAACGGCGGGCGAACGGGCGCCGCCGGTCAAAGAGACCCGGATCCGGCACACCCGCCCCGTCTCCCCGGCGACGAACGGCGAAGAGCCGTCCGGGGCCGTGAGCGCCGAGCCCACCGTGCCGCCATAAAGGTCGTGGAACACGGTCAGGTTCGGCCCGGCTTGGCCGTCCTGGACGTCCTCGGGAAAGGCGAGGAGCTCCGAGACCGCGGCGCCGGGAGAGACGAACTGGAGAGGGGCGAGCTGGAGCTGGGCCGCGCGGGGCCCGCCCGGCGAGGACCGGGCCCTGACCCAGAAGGGGCCGCCCGGACAGACCTCCGTCGCCGACTCGTCCAAGTCGGCGAAGACGTGCGAGAAACCGTTCCCGCCAGAGCCGACCACGAGCAGCTCCCGCCGCCTCGTCGGCACCAGCAGCAAGTGCTGGTAAGACTGCTGTTTAGCGTCGCCGCCCTCCGCCCCGCTCGCCTGGCCCTCGCCGACGGCCTTCCCGTCCTTGTAGACCCGCACGAGCCCGCCGCGGAAGACCTCCAGCGCCACCCCCGACGCCTTGGTCCCTGTCCCTCCCCAGCCGCACTCGAAGTCCGCGTCGCCCACCGAGCCGCTCGGGGAGAAAGAAAACCAGCCGACCAGGAACGGCTGGTCCGCCGCGTAAGAGGCGGTCGTCGCGACCACCTCGTCGGCGGTCAAACCGGCGCCGTAGTGCCAATAGTCGCCGGTCCCCCCGGTGGCCACCTGCCGCCATTTTCCGGGCGTCGTGAACGACAGGGCCGAGGACTGGAGCCGCGCGTAGATCCCGGTGAACGTCGTCGCCCACTCCGGGGTCAGGAACGCCGGTCTGAGCAGCACAGTCCCGCTGACCGGCTCTTGCCAAACGCCGGAAGACAGCTCGGGGTCGAACCCCCTGGCCAAAGCGTCCTTCCCCGGGTACAGGCACTGCGCGAGGACCGAGAGCGGGTACACCCCTACCCGGCTCTGCGGGTAGTCGGCCTCGACGACCAGGGGAGAGGCCCGACCGCTCACCGCGCCATCGGCCCCGCGGCCATCGAGCGCCGCATGTCGGCGGTGATCATGCCGATGCCGAGCGCGACGAGCCGGGCCCCGTCCCGACCGGCCCCTTTCCGCCGCATCGCGCCGAGAGCGACAGGGGTCACGCCGAAAGCCCCGAGGTCGCCGCCCCCCAGCGCCGCCCGCTGGAGGTCCACGGACCGGGCCGTGTTCCGCTCGATCTCCTTCAAAATTTGCGTCTGCACCCTGGCCGCCTCCTCCGCGGGCGAGGCCGTCTCAGGAAGGCCCTCCTCCTCCCGCCGCTGCCTCCTCTCGTCGCGCCGCTTCTCGGCCTCCCGCTGGGCCTCGCGGAGCCTGGCCATCTCCCGGAACGCCTCCCCGGACCCGCCGAGCCTCGCGCCAGCCGACCGCACGGCCCAGCCGAGCGGCACGGTTTTCAGCCACCAGTCGACGAACTCCTTCACGTTCGTGAAAAAGTTGCGGGTCGCGTCGGCGGCGTCGAGCAGGACGGCGCCGACCTCGATCAGCGCGTCCTTCAATTCGAGACCGCCGCCCATCACCTCGGCCATGTCGGAGGCCAGGTCGGCCACGAAAGTCCCAAAATCGGCCAGCACGCCGGACTCCCCAAGGTCCTCGACCGCCTTGGTGAACTCCTGGACCATCGGCACCAGGGCCGTGTTGAACCCCGTGCCGATCTGGACCATCGCCTGGTCCATCGCGATCCCGAAGTTCTCGATCGAGTTTTTGGCCGACTCGCCCGCCCGGGCCGTCTTCGAAAGGCCGTCCACGATCGCCTCGAGCGCCTGCGTCCCGGTCACGCCGCGCTTCTTCAGCTCCTCCGTGTCGCTGGTGCCGAACCGCTCCTTCAAGAGCCCGTGCACCGGCAACGACCGCTCCATGAACTGCAAGAGCTCCTCGCCCTGGAGGTGCGGCTTTGCCGCGATCTGCGCCGCCACCCGGAGCAGGCCCAGCAGCTCGTTCCCGCCTCCGCCGACCCTCGCGTTCGCGTTCGCGAACTCCCGGATCGCGAGTTCAGCGAACGCGCGCGAAAGCCCGGACTGGCGCATCAAAAGGAAGCCGCGGACCGCGTCCTCCGGCCCTGCCCCCGGGGCCTTCGCGATGTCCATCAAGGACTTCATCGCGTCCTTGGCCGCGGTCGCCGACCCCTCGACCGCCTCCAGGGCCTTGACCAGCGCGTCGAACTCGGCCGCCTTCCGCCCCGCCGCGACCATGAACCCCGCCGTCCCGGCCGTGAAGGCCGCGAGGGCCGCCACGACCCCGGCGACGGCGCTCCCCACGACCATCGCCCCGGCCCGCAAGGGCCCCCAGGCCTTCCCAGCGGAAGCGAAGGCCGACTGGTTCGACCGCGTGGCGGCCGTCACCGACGCCGCCTCGCGCTTGTACTGCGAGGCGTCGAGGCGATAGCGCGTGATGAGCTCGTCGATGACTACAGGCATGGCCGTTGAGGCTCGAGCGCCTCCAAAGCGAGGTACGCCGCGAGGGCCCGCTCTTCCTCGCGCCCGAGCTGCTCAGGCAAGCGGCCCGGAAAATGGCGCCCGCAGACCTTCAGGACGAACCGTCGCCACTTTCCCTCGTCCCCGGAGAGTTTTTTTTGGCGTCCTCCACCAGCCTGGCCAGCCGCACCGCGTCCACCGTCTTCGAGGCCTGCTCGATCCTGGACATCAAGAACCTGGCCAGGTCCCCGCACTCGGCGACCATCACACAGGCCTCCCGAGGCGTGACCGGCGGGTCCACCGCGAGCGCCGAGACCAGGTAGGCCACCGCCGCGTCCTCGACCGTGGCGGGGACCAGCCCGGCCAGGCCGACCGCCTCGAGCCGGGCGCCGTCCATCTCCAAAAGCGAGGCGTACCACCGAGCCCCGTCCTCGTACATCTTCTGGGTCTCGGAGAAACCGCCGAGCGTCCGGAACACGAGCGCGGCCCCGCAAGGAAGCTGGACCGTCACCGTCTTCGACTCGGGCCGGTACGATCGCAGGATGTCGAGAAAGCTCTTAGCGGCCTGTTCCATCGCGCTCCTCGCGGGATGCGGCCCTTACGACGGCGGGCACGCGAAGTTCCGCAGCGTCACCGTCGTCGACGGCCAAGGCAGGGCCGTCATCAAGCTCCAGGCCGAGGACGGCGACGGCGCCCTCACCTTCGTCGACGGGGCGAGCGGCGAAGCCAGGCTCCTCGTCGGAGAGGTCGACGGCAAGGCCTCGGTCACCGTCAAAGACGGCGAAGGGCGCTCCAAGACGGTCATGGCCGAGGACGCTCACGAATAGGTCGGCGCCCCCTGGAGCACGAGCGAGCCGGACGCCGTGACCAGCCCCCCGCTCGCGCACGACACTTTGAGCGACTCCACGACCGCGGTCGCGGTATAGGTCGCCGCCCCCGCGTCCCAGCTGAGCGAAAGGAGCGCGTCCCCGCTGAAGCAGACCCCCCAGAGCGAGCCGCCGCCCGGGGCCGTGCCCGGAGCCCCCTGTTGCTCGAACGTCGCCGAATACGCCTGCTGGGAGCCGCGCTCCGCGCTGTGCGAGAGCGCGGTGAGGACCATCGGCAAAGAAAAGGCGAGCGGGCCGAAGGTCAGGGCCACGGCCCCCTTGGTGATCCCGGACAGGCCGGACGAGCGAAAATCGGTCATCAGCGAGACCGCGCTCCCGCTCGGGACGAACGACTCGGTCGTGAGCACCACCTTCCGAGCCCCGACCACCTGTCCCCACTCGAACTCGTCGGCCATGCCGGAAGAGTCCGAGACAGGGATGGCGAGAGACAGGTCCCACGACCGGAGCTGGCCAAGGAGCGAGCCGCTCCCCGGGTTCCATACGCTGGTGTCCAAAGCCGTCGACTTCCGCCCCCCGGACGTCCCGTCGTGGTCGAGCAAGACCTCGAACGAGTGCCGGAAAGCCCGCTTGGCGACCTGCGTGTAAGAGTCGGTCGCCGCGATCCCTTCGCTCTGCACGGTCGTGGCCGAGCCGTCCATCGAGGCCATCACCAGGTCGGCCAAATAATCGTTGCCGTCCAGGCTGTAGGCCGCGACCGTCAACCCTGTTTCCCGGGCGCTCATGCCGAAAGGTACGCACGCAAGCCCGGCCAGACCTGAGAACCAGTAAAACCACCAGTCCCATTATAGTCCCAATTCCCTTGGTGCGACAAGGAAAAGGACGCATAATAAGAGTGTCGGAGAGAGCCGACGAGGAAAAAGAAAATGGAAACAAAAAGCAGCTACAACACCGACGACACTCAAGAATTCGGGATCCTGGTGCATCCGTGCACGTCCGACCCGCTCGCTCACCCCTATCTCCTGACGACCGACGATCGCTACCAGGAGGTCCTGGTCTTTGATACCGAGGAGGAGGCTGAGGAGCACGCGGCGGACTGGTACGCGCAATGGGGCCCAGACAATCCCTATCGGCTTGCGCACAACGAGCACGCTAAGCCCGACCTGCAGGTCGTCCCGTTGTACCGCGACAACTATGGCTGCCCCTGCGTCCGCGCCTACGCGGTGATCATGGACGGGCTGGACATGGTCCAAGTCTGCTGGACGGAATCCGAGTTTCGGTCTTGGTGGGGCGAGGGCAACAAGGGGCTAGAGGTCGTGTACAGCCCGGAGCAGCTGTACGAGCTGGCCGACGGCGACGATGACGAGCAAGCGCTGAACGAGGTGGCCGATGCGGCCGGGTGGGGTGAGCGATGAGCGCCCAACACATGCAGGATTGGGACAATGACCGTCCTGCATCCTAAGACGGGCCTCCCCTGGGTGCTCGCCCAGGACGAGGCTGGGATCGATTTTCGCCCTGGGCCCGAGGCCCAGGGCCTGATCGTCGATGCGGCAGGGACTGACCCTTCCAAGCTCGCGCGCGAGGTCAGAGAGCGGGGGCTCGAGGTACTCGAGCACGTGCGGGACACGTGGCCGACCGTCGCCGACGAGGCTTCGAGACTGGGCGTCTCGAAGCAGAGGATCATGGAGCTCGTGGCCGAAGAGCGCTACGACGCGCTCAAGATCGGTGGGATCCTGCGGCTCAGGCCGAAAGACAGCGGGCCGAGGCCGAAGCCGGGAAGGCCGCCCAAGCCGCGCCCGGCCTCATGACCGCCCCGCTTTCCTGGCCGCGTCCCTCAAAAGGCGCTGGCGGGCCCGGAACCTGCGCTCGAGCAACCCCATCGGATAGCTGGAGCGCAGGTTCCTCCAGCCCATCAATCCACGGCCCACCATCAGCCGCGTCCCCGCCGGGTGCAGGACATACCGGGCATAGCTCACGCCCGAGCCGATCGCCACGTCGTAGACCCCGGCCCCGCGCCGGACGAACCGCACCGACCGGCGCAACCGCCCGGTCTGGCGGTTGATCGGCAACAGCGGCGCCCTCAGCCGGGCCCTCCCCCGGCCCTTCGTCCCGCGCCTCGAGACGTCCCCCGTCTTCACATAGTTCACGGCCGCCGACCGCCCGCGGCCATAGGGGTTCCCCATCTCGTCGAGCCGCTTTTGAGAAAGCCCCCCGGCCGTGTTCTCGAAAAGGTCCTCCCTGCCCGCCCTCGCGAGCTCCCGCACCCCAGCGTCCAAGTCCGCCGCTATCCGCGCAAAACGCGCTTTTTGCGCGGATAGCAGACTGGCGAAGGAGCCGTGCCGCTTCGTCACTGGCCCCACCGCACGAAGACCTGGCAGCGAAAGCCGCACTGGACGGCGAACGCCCCCTCGGCGACGTCGAGCTGCGGCGACGGGTCGAACTCCGACAAAACCGGCAGCTCGGCCACACCGGCCAGAAAACCGGGCGTCTCGACCTGGGCCGCCAAGGCGGCGAACTTCGCAACCGCCTCCTCCGCCCAGTCCAGGCCCGCCGACTTCGGGAACACGCCGAAAACATCGACAAAGATCGGCCAGGAAAGGCCGTCGACCGTCTGCCAGTCGGCCTCCATGCCGCGCAGGATCAAAGCCGCGTAAGGAAGGGCCGAGACCGTCTCGGAAGGGGGCCGCCAATAGACCTCCTTCAGCCCAGGCCAGGCCTCGGAGACCGCCACCCCCAGCGCCGTCAACACCGCGTTCCGCACCGCGCCGACCTGGGGCATCAGAGAGGCACCCCGCCAGGACTGCCGAGCCCGCCGGTCCCACCGCCACCGCCAGCCTGGCGGCCGCCCCCGGCGCCCGTGTCGGGGCGCCACTCGAGCCACCTCGCCGCCACCCGCACGTGCTCGGCCCCGACCGCCAGACGGTGGGCCTCGGGCGGGGCCACCGTCGTATAGACCTCCTCACCGACCATAAGCCTCGTCCCGACCTTGTCGAAAAGACCGGCGGAGCCGAGCGGGGCATAGACCGCGAACGCCCGGTCAGCCTCCACGCCGAACAGCCGGAAAGCCGCGTCCTGGGAGAGCGGCTGGACCTGGCAAGGCGTCGAACCCGCGTGCCGATAGGCCACGCCGTCGACCACCAGGTCGGCCCCCACCACAGGGGAGGGTTCGTAGACCTCGGCCACAGCGTCGAAGATCACAAGACCCCGTAAGCGCGGCCAAAGCCGTTGACCAGCGTCTCGATGTCGGCGGCCGACAGCACCGAGCCCCAGACCGCGACCTCGGCCACGTCCACGGCGGCGACCGCGTCGGCGGCCGTGTCGCCGACCTGGACCGTCCCAGCGGTCACGGCGGCGCTCGAGGTCGCGGTCACCGGCGAGTTCAAGTTCAGCTGCACGGTCACGTTCCCACCGGCCGCCTTCGTCACGACCCCCACGAACCACGTCCCCAACGATGGCAACGCGGTGTCGGCGACGTCCGAACCGCTCGCCCCCTTGAGGTGCGAGCTGTCGAACGCGAGCCTAGGCCCGTTCGTCCCGCCGACCTGGGCGATCCCGCGGACCGTCGCGTCAGCCGACCGGACCCGCGCCACCACCGCCAAGGTGCAAGGGGCCGCGAAGGCCGAGACGAGCGTCGCCATCGCGTCGTCCGTCCCGTCGAACTCGAGGTAAGGCCGCCCCTCGCCGGTGTTGCGCCGGACCGGCCTCGACCCGCTCGTCGACTGGGAAAGGTCGGCGTCCTGGGCCGAAGCGTCGTCCCAGGTCTGCACCGACGACCCCACCGGCTCCGTCAGCGAGTAGGCCGTGGCCCACAACAGGCACCCAGAAAGCTGGGTCGGCTGGAAGGTGCGGCGGCGGTTCAATGTCAGCGAAAAAGCCTTCGAGGTGAGCGACGTCCGCGCCGTCCCCGTGTCCCGCGAGACCATCGCATAGACCGTCTTGTCCACGCTCGAGCCGGGCGGGGTAGAGAACCCGCCCAGGTCGTTCGCGCCGACCGACCAACGAAAATGGTTGCCCACTCGGGACAGCTCGACGGCCTGCAAGGTCGACTGGTCGACCAGATAGACCTTGTCCGTCGCCGAGTCGTAGTTCCAGGTCGGATGGTCGATGAAGAAGTCGATGCCCTGCACGTGGGAGGCGTCGATCGACTGGCCGACCGTCAGGCCCGAAGCCACGATGTTCGAGCTCGAGTCGCGCAAAGAGACGCTCAGAAATCCAGTGTCGACAGGCATTGTTTCAGGCCACCACCCTTCGGTACGCGGAGACCGCCCGGTCAAAGGACGAGCGCCAATCGCCCAGCGCCGTCCCCGCCCCTTGGCCGTACGCCACCTCGACGCTCCCCTGCCTCACCTTCGACACCGTCCCCGGCTTCTGGCTCGCATAAAGATAGGCCAGCGAGGCCGCGCCAGCCAAGACCGCCGCCTTGACCGCGGGAAGCGACCGGTGCCGCTCGTCCATCCGCCCCCGCACGCCCGTCACGCGGACCAAAGCGGGGGCCGCCTCGACGAAGGCCACGTGGGTGTAGGCCCAGCCTTGCTCGACCGCCCCCGCCGGCCACGGGCGCCACAGGCCCGCCCCGACCTCTTCCGCCGAGCCGTCCGCCCCGACCGCCTCCACCTTGGAGACCGACAGAAAGCCGGTCGAAAGGTCGACCGACCTCGAGCCTGGCTCGGCGCCGACCGTCAGCGACGACTCGGCTCCCGTCGCCAAAAACGGCACCCAGCCGGTCAGGCGCTCGAACTCTTCGACCGCCATCGCGCAAAACCCCTCGATGACCGGGTCGGAAGCGTCGGCCGCCAGCCCAGCCTTCCGCAAAAAAGCGGCGAGGTCGGTGGCCGAAACCAGCGTCATGGCTTACGGCGCGGGCCCTTGACCGCCTTGTCGTCGACCGTCGGGACGCGGCCCTCGGCCGCCCGGCGCAAGGCCTCGAGCTCCTCGGCCCCCACGAGGCGCCGCGAACCGTCGGTCATCTCGACCCAGGTCTTCCCGTCCTCGGCGCCCCACACGCGCACGAATTTTGGCTCCATACAAAACAGTACGGGCGGCCCCCGGTGACAGGGGGCCGCCCTCCCAGCCTCGGCGCGTCAGGTCGCGCTCGGGGTCGGGTTGTTCAGGACCTGGAGCGACTCGACGCCGCCCGCAGAAGTCCCTTGCGAGACCGGCTCGTTGCCAGAGTTGAACCTGACCACGAGCATCGAGAGCACGGTCACGTTGCCGCCCGTGCGCTGATAGTTCAGTCGCAAGTAGCGCCGCTGAGGCCGGTAGACCTCTACGATCAGCAGCTTGTTGTCGTCAGTGTCCGCGTCGTTGGCCAGGGTCGCGATCCGGTCGACCGTGCCCGAGCCGTACGTCCCGGACGTGTCCGAGTTCTTGAGCGTCCCCGTGAACACGCCGCTCGCCGCGATCGTCCCGAGGCAGACGATGACCATCACGCTGTTGTAGCCAGCCATGTCGATCTCCGTCCCCGTCGTCACGACCGCGCCGTCGGTGCCCGCGGCCAGCGTGTAGTTCGTCCCGTCGATCGGCCAAAGGTCGATCCGGGCCCCGTCCATGATGTTGTGGCCGGTCATTAGCTTTGCACTCCTACGCGCAACGCGCGATAGTTCATCACGTCCCCGCCGACTCGGAACCGGAACACCCAGCCGACCTGGTTCGCACGGAGCGAGGCCCCGTCGGACTGGCCATACGGATGGGCGGTCAGGCCGACGCGTTCGACCCAATAGTAGCCTTCTTTAAAATCGCCGTAAACGGCGATGTTGTTGCCGCTGCCCGCGCTCGGCATGTAAGCGGAGAACAGGGCCTGGTAACCGGCGAGCTGCTCCACGAACGGAGCGGCGAGCCCCGCGATCTGCGAGCGCCAGCCGATAAGCCCGCCACCGGTGCCGGTGTCGAGCTGGGCGATCGCCGTCCAGACCGTCGTCGAGTCGCAAAGGAACATGCCGTTCCGCCGGTACTGCGGCGCCAGGGCGCCGAGCAGGCTCATTAGGCCGTTCTTGCTGACCGGGTTGCCGACGTTCGTCGTCCCCGGGTTGTAGGCCGTGCCGACCGCCCGCAGGATGCCGGAAGGCCGACCGACCCCGTTCCCGTTGACGATGTTGTTCTCGGCCGCGTCGAGCTCGTAAACGTTCTTCGCCTGGTCGACGAGGAACGCCTGAAGGTCGACCTCGGCGTCCTCGATCAGGTCGCGGCTGGCCCTAATGTCGAACGAGCCGGTGAAGACCGGGATCCGCTTGGTCCCCCAGTTCTGCATGGCCGTGTCCTCGGTCGTCGTCCCGGCCTCGCCGGACCACTGCACGCGCACCCCGGTTGGGACCGTGTCGCTCGTGGCCGCCGTCGGCTCCAGCCGCATGAACTGGAGGACGTCCTTGGACGTCCGGACCCGGTTCACGGCCCCGAGCACCGCGGTCGGGTGCGGCCTGCGGACCAAGATCTCGCTCGCGATGTCCGCTGGGACCAGCACGCCGCCGTCGACGTCCCGCCCTTCGGCCAGCGCCTTCAGGTCGGCCTGGTCCTCGCGCCGCCGCATGAACCGCATGAAAGCGGCCTTGTAAGACGGCTCCAAAGTCTTGCGGAGGGTCTGCGTCAGCTCCCCGCCCTCGTCGCAGACGTACGCCTTCGTCGTCGCGTCGGGGTCGGGGTTCAGGCCGACCGTCACCGCGTCGCCGGTCGGCGCGAAGCTCACGCCGCGCGACCATTCGTCCAGGCCTTCGGCCCGTTTCAGCATGTCGATGTCGCTTTTCAGCGACTCGGCTTTCTCCAAAGCCGCCTCCAACCGTTCTCGCGAATCGGGCGAGTCGAGGTCGGCCAGCAAGGCCGCCACCGCGCTCGACGCTTCGCGGAACTCCTTTTGTTTTTCTTGTAGGGTCGTCATCTTGTTCGAGTCAGCCTCCGTCCACCGCAAGAAAGGCGCGGGCGCGAAGCACCAAGACTTCAGCGTCAGCGGCCCGGCTGTCCTCAAGCGGCGCGGCCATGTCCGCGACGAGCGCGTCCAACGACCGGAGCAGGTCGTGGGCCTGGGCCAGCCTCTCAGGGCTGACCGGCCGACCGTCCGCCGACCTCGTGCCGAGGTACCTGGCGAGACGGACTTTCACCCCCTCGACAGCTGCGAGCACTGTCTCGATGTGGTCTTCAAGAGTCATCGGGACTTGCGAGCCGTCCCCTCCAAAAACGTCCTTCACGGCCCCGGCCACCGCCCTCGGGTTCATCGGCACCGTCACGACCGAGACCTCGAAAAGCTCCTCGACCTTCTCCACCAGCCAGCACGGCCCCTCGTGGCCCGCGATCTGGGCATAGTCGAGGTCCATCCCGCGCCCCATGGCGTACTCCACCAACGACCCCGCGGTCCTGAAAAACACGTAGCCTGGCTCGCCGACCCGGAAACCGATGGAAAGCCCGGTCTCGAGCCCTGCCGCGCCCCTTTCCGCCATCACGCGCCGGACCCGCTGGGCGCTGTCGTCCGAGTGGAACTCCGCCTCGATGTGCAAAGACCGGTTGTCGGCCCATGCCGAGACCGGCATGGCGACCGGCACGTCGCCCCAGTCGTGGCCCACGAGCACAGAGCCGCCCTTCAAAAAACCGTCCAACGCGCCGTCGAAAGCGCCCGGGGCGATCACGTCGCCCCCTCTGTCCACGTTCCCGATACCGGCCGCCCGGCCGACGAACGAGCCGTTCCCGCCGTCCTCGACGGCTTTGTAGAACGCTTGACCGCTCAGGCGCAGGACCTTGTTCGCCACTTCGCAGAATGGTACGCTAAAGCGGCTCGAAACCGGTCGCGCCGTCCGCCCGCACCAGCACGCACTTGCAGTTCGTCAGGCACGCCGTCCCCCCCTCGCCGGGCAACCAGCCCAGTTCGTCGCGCCTCCAAGGGCTCATCGCCGCGAGCGTCGGACAGTCGACGCAGTGCTCGACCGCGGTCATGACCCAGGCGAACTCGGCGTCCTCCGGCCCAGCCTCCACCCAGGCCCGGTTCGCCGTCCCCCGGTACTTTTGCGGGTACAGCTGCGCCCGGGCCGCGGCCCGGTCCGGGTCCTCGTCGTAGCGCCCGTCCTCCAGGTCGGCGAGGAACCTCAGCGACCATTCCGACTCCGCGTCCACGATCGCCCTCGCGACGAGCCCGTCGCCCTCGTCGTCGTCCGCCAAGTCCCCGGCGAGGCGCCGCCCCAGGGCCCAAGAGCGCCGGTGGCCGCCCCAAAGCTCGGCGTTGAAGTCCTCGTACCACCGCGCGAAGTCCCGCGTGGCCAAGGCCCTCCTGGTCAAGTCCGCGAGCGCGTCCGAGGACGAGGCGACCTCCCGGGCCAGGGCGGCCTGGGCCTCGCCCCGCGACGGGGCGGGCTCAGCCTTCCAAAGCCGCACGGCGCCCCCTGGCCCTCCGCCCGGCCGCCTCGAAGGCCGCGAGGCGAGGGTTCGCGCCGAACAAGTCCGTCGCGAACACCGAGTCCCGCGCCTCGTCCACCTCCAGGCCGAGCCGCGACCGCACGTCGGCCCTGGTGAGGACGCCCGCGCGGTAGGCGTCGGAAAGTCTGGCGTACAACCGGTCTTGGTCGTCCTGCAACGCCCGCACGCCCGACCAGTCGGCCCGGACCTCGAGGGCCGGGTCCGCGAACCACCGCCTCGCCTCGCGCTGGAGCTGGGCGCAGAACAGCGACTTGAGCGGGATCACGCCCTTCTCCCAGGCCGACTCGACCGCCTCGCGGTAGTTCGAATACGTCTTGTCGTCGCTCGGCAGGTCGAGAGCCATGGCCGACAGCCCCAGCGCCGCGAGGACGCGCTGGGCGGGGACCGACCGGAGCGGCCCGAGGTCCATCTCTTTCGGCTTCGCCGAGCTCGCGTGGACGTCGAACGGCACCGGCATCACCGCGACCCTGCCCTGCCCGTCGCGCGAGTACACCGCCCGGAGAGACTCCTTCAGCGAGGCCTGCTGCTCGGTGGTCAACGACAGGTCCCCCTTCGGAGTCAGCATCAACGGGGGCACACCCCAGTTCGCCAGCATGGCCGCGCTGTAGGTCGAGGCCAGGTTGTCCGTCGCGACCTCGCGCAACAAGGCCGCGAGCGGCGAAAGGCCGAGCCGCACGTCCTGCGGGTCGAGGCCCCAACGGAAGTGGACGACGCGCTCGGGCGGGTAGACCGTCTCCGTGCCGTCCGGCGAGCGGTGCCGATAGGCCCCGACGAGCTTGCCGCCCCCGCCGCCGGTGGGAGTCACGTCGAAATGAGGAAGATAGCCGAACTGGGGCGTCCCGTCGTTGCGGGAGCCGATCAGCCAATAGGCGTTTCCGCTCACCGCCATCGAGAGCACCGTCGGCGACCAGAGCTCCGACCCGGAGTACCATGGGTTCGGGTCGTCGAGCGCCGCCGCGAGCGGGTGGCGGGGGTCGCGGACGAAAGTCCCCGAGCCGTCCGTCCTTCCGACCACCACCGGCGCCTCGTGCCAGTTCGAGGCGATCCAGTTGACGGCGATCGCGACGACCGCGTTGTCATAAAGCTTCCCGGCCTCCCTCGCCCAGTCGACCCGGGAAGCGGGCGCGAAGAACCTCCACCAGGCGTCCGTCTGGACCGGCGCCGCCACGAGCGAGTCCTCGAGGCGCCCTAGGCCAAGGAACCGTTTGAGGCGCCGGGCGATCGTCACACTGTCCGGTACGCTCAAGCCCAAAACGCCTCCGCCGAGCCCCTTGAACAAAGCTCCCGAAAAGCGTCGGAGAGGGCGTCGACCTGGTCGTCGTTCTGGCCAAGCGGGAACGAGGCGAGCTCGTCGAGGAACTTCCGGTTCCAAGGGCCCGCCAGGACCCTCAGGTTCCCGGCGCCCGCCTGGGCGGCCACCGGCCCCGCCCTGACCTCCTTCGAGCCGGTCGGCCTGACCGCGCGAAAGCGGAACCCGGCGAAGAGCCGCGCCCAGGCCGCGACCTGCGCGACCCCGGCCGCGCCAGGGTCCTCCGGCACCACCACCGTGGTCTCGGGGCCGTCCGCCTCGGCCACCCGGCGCATCCTGGCGTCCCGGTCGCCGGGCCCCAGCCTAAACCGGTCGACGTCCGTCGCGTAAAACCGCCCCGAGCCGTCCGGCCCCTCCAGCAAAAGACCGACCGTCCAGTCGCCCTTCGTCGTGGCCCCGACGTCCCAGGCCCGGCAGCGACGGAGCCTCGGCGGGACGTCCTGGACCACCGCGACCCGGTCCACGTCGAACAGCCCGCCCGACCCCGGCGCCGGGCTCTGCTGATAAAGCGCCGACCAAGAGCGCGGGTCCATCGTCTCCCGCCGCCGCCGCAAGTAGGAGGCGTCGAAGGTCTCCGGCCAAAGCGCCTCGTCGTCCCCCGACAGCGCGGGAAGGGCCAGCTCCGTCCACTCGCCCGGCTCCAAGGCCTTCAGCCTTCCCGCCAGGTCGTCCTCGTGCCACCTCGTCATCACCACGACGACCCAGGCGCCGGGCTGGAGGCGGGTCGCCAGGTCGTCCTGCCACCACTCCCAGACCCGGTCGCGGAAGACGACCGAGTCGGCCTGGGCCCGGTTCCGGACGGGGTCGTCGACCACCACGCCGTCGAAGCCGACGCCGGTCGGAGGCGACCCCACGCCGCGGGCCATCAAGACCCCGCCCGCGCTGGTCTCCCACTCGTCGCTCGCCGACTTCTCGCCACTGAGGGCGACGACCGAGGCCGCGACCGACCGCGCCTTCCTCGCCAGGCGCTGAGCGAAGCGCTCGTTGTAGCCCGTCATGAGGAACGACCGGTCGGGCCGGTGCGACAGGGCCGCGACCGGGAGCCGGACCGTCAGGTTCTCCGTCTTCCCGTGCCTCGGCGGCATCGAGACGATCAGGCGCTTCAGGTCACCGTCGAGCACCGCCTGGCAGTACTCCGCGATCCTCGCGACGTGGGCAGGGAACCTTGACCAGTCACTCCTGTACGTCCGGTCCAGAAAGCTCAGGTAGTCCGGAGCCGCCGACCGGACGAACGAGATCAAGGTTTCTCTTTCGTCTCTCGACAATCGCGCTCGCCTCCTCCAGCAGACGGTCGTCCGACAAGACCGGCGCGACCGCGACCGTGCCGGAGAGCTCGAGGTTGTCGGTCTCGCGCCAGCCCGCCCTTGTCTTCAGCCAAAAGAAAGTCGCTGCGGGCACCCTGCCGCTCCGCGCCATTCGGAAAAGCGTCTGGGCGACCTGGGCGTTCGCGATGGCGAGGCCGTCGTCCAGCTCCTTCCTGTAGTGCTTCCTCAGCGTCGGCTCCGACACCTTCAGCAACCTGGCGATCACCGCCTGGGGCGTTCCCGCCGCCGCCAGGACCGCCACCGCCTCGCGCGACTCTTCGTCCGGCTCGTGCCCGCCCGTCCGCCCCGTCCGCCGTTCCATACCTCACAAGTTGAAGGGTTTTCGGGTCGCGGACTCGGCCTCGGCGTTCGTGCAACCGACCACCGGGCGCTCCGCCCACAAGGCGTCCAGCGCCCCGTCCAAAAAGTCGCACAGGCGAGCGTCGTCACTGACCTCGAACTGCTCCCAGCGCATGTTGCGGTTCAGGTTCATGCTCGTCCTGACGGCCAGGTCGAACCGCTCGTTCCGCAGGACGGCGAACTTCGCGTGGACCCTGCCGACCATCACGGACTCAGGCCCGAACAGGTCGCGGACCGACTCGCAATAATGCCCGGCGCGGCTCTCGAAACTACGGTCGACGAGCAAGCGGAACCGTCGGATCTTGCCCGACTCGACGAAGTCGTAGGCTTGCCGCAAGTCCGCGTTGTGGGCCGTCCACGTGCTGAGCGAGACGTCGGCCGGGCCAGTCTTGGCGAGCAAGGCCGCCAGCAGCTCGATCAAGCTGAACTGGCCAAGCGTGAAACCAAAGATCTCGCACCCCTTGAGGTTGACGCCCGCGAGCGCCTCTTCGGCCGAAGCGAGGCCCTCGGCCCGGATCGCCCGTACCCGGCGCCTGCCGCTGAACACCATGGTTTATAACCGGAACCCCACCGAGGCCCCCAGCACCGGTCTCACCGGCCCGCCTTGGACAGCCATCAGGCTCAAAGAAGCCCCGGCCACCAGCCTCCGCTGGTCGTAGCCGACCGTCAGCCCCGCGCCGACGACGGGCGCCTGGTCCGACAGCCTCAAGCCGCCGACCGGGCCGTAAGAGACCGACAGCCCGCGGCCCAAGCCGACCGTGTCGACCGGCTGGAAGGCCAAGGCGTAGCGCTCGCCGTCCGGCGACCATTGGACGCTGAGGACCGGCTCCTGGGCCACGCCGACGGCCACCAGGGCGCCGCCCATGACGGCGGCGCAAGTCCGCCTCACAGCCCCGCCTCCACTAGGCCCAAACCCGCGACCAACCCGGCGACAGCCCCTTGGAACCAGCGCCACAAAGCCAGTCCCCAGTCGTAGCTCCGCGCCTCGTCGAACGACTTCCACGACCGGAAGGCCTGATAGTCGATCGTCATCGCCGCGACGAGCCCGGCGACGACGGACAAGATGGTTTTTTCCCAGTTCATTTTCCGTGCTTGATCTCCTTTCTGATCTCCGTAAGCTCGACGAAAAGCCTGTCCTCGAGCCTCTCCAACGTCTGTTCGATCCGCGTGACGCGGCGGTTGAGGTCCTCCTTGATGGCCGACTTGTCCGTCTCCAGCGAGGCCACCTTCGAGGCCATCGCGGCCACAGAGCCAAGGATCGTCACGAGCAGCGCGAGGCTCGCGACGACGAACATGCCGAGGTTCACCGGGTCTTTGACGCTCACGCCAGCCCCTCCAGAACGATGTAGCCGTCCCAATCGCCTTCCCGGCGCCACTTGTCGAGCACGGCCACCCCCTCCCGCGCCCCGGCCTCGTTGGTGTTCCCTTCGATCGTCCTGACACGGCCTCCCGAGGCCTCCGCCACGAGCCCGATGTGCCCTGTGCCGTCCTTATTGAGCCAGTAAGCGAGGCGGCCCCGCTTGGGCGAAGCCCCCGACCGGCCGTTGGCCGCGGCCCAGTCGCGCCAGGACCTCACCCTCCCCGCCGCCTTCGGCAAGGCCTTTTTCGGCGCCCCCGCCTCGACGAGGCACCAGTGGACGAACGCGGCGCACCAGGCGTGCCCTGGGCCCAGCCCGACCGAGGCCAGGAACCTTTCGACCCAGAACCCGCGGTTGACCGGCAGCTCGCGCACGCCGACCTTGCCGCGAGCCTGGGCGAGCGCCCTTTCCGGGAAGGGGCTCCGCCGGTACTCGGCGTCGGTCAGCCACGCCACTGGAGACTTCAGTTCCGCCATGCCTGAGACTGGTACGCTTCCTCCACGAGTTTCATAAGACGGCGGCCGTCGACGGTCTCGGCCAGGCCGTCCGGCGGTTGGACGCCGACCCTGGCCGTGGCGCTGGCGAGGACGGCCACCCGCTCGAGCGCCCGGCCACCGTAGAGCCGGAAGCCCGGCAAAGGCCTCTGCACCTTGGCCTTGCGGACCTCCTTCCATCCGTTCGCCGCCGCGCCCCACAGGCCGAACTCCCGCGCGTGCCGAAGGCCGAACATGGCCAGCCGCTCCGACCGCCGCGACTGCCAAAGCGAGACCAACCGCGCCGCCACGATCGGCTCGATCTCCACGAGCCTTAGCTGGCGCGGGTCCTGGACAGTAGGGGCCAAGCCCTCCGCGGCCATAAAGTCCTCCGTTCTGCCCGCCCTCCGCCCATGGTCGATGGCACGGAACTTGAGGCGCCGCCTCGCCCAGGGGGCGAACGGCCCCTTGCTTGGGTCCCACTTGCGCAGGTTGAGGACCAGGTCGAGCGCGGCCTGGGCCGCCGCGTCCTCCCGCTCCTCCAGGAGCGCCCGGCTCGTCCGGACGACGGTCGCCGCCTTCCTCGCCATGCCGAGCACGGCCCTGGCGAGCTCGTCGAGCGCGGCCCTGTCCCCGTCCCGGGCCCTGAGCGCGAGCGGCTCGAGGCTCACTTCGAAGCCCTCCAGCCATGGGCGCCGAACGCCTTCTTGACGGCGGCGGCCAGCCTTTCGCCCGTCAGCGGCTCGGCGCAGTCGGCGAGGTCGGCCTCCCAGCCCGGGTAGGGACGGCCCGCCTCGACCGCCTCGGCCAGCCTCGCCTTGCCCCCGGCCGCCAGCACCGAGGCCGCGACGATCAGCCTTCGCTCGGGCGACCGGCCGTCGGCGACCCCCCGCCCGAGGCCCGAGGCCCACGCGCGGACGGCGGCCTTCGCCTCCGGCGGCCCGCCGACGACCAGCCCGTCCGGCCCGGCCCGGACGGTCAGTCCCGCCTGGATGGCGGACGCGAGGAGGGCTGCCGTCACCAGACCTCCTCCCCTGGCCCGAGGCCCTGAAAGTCAGCGCCGCGGCTAGTGTCACAGTTAGTGTCACGGTTAGTGTCACAGTTAGTGTCACGCCCTTCCGGCCCGTCTTGGCCCGTGTTTTGAACCTGAAAACCCTTTGGATCGGCCGTATAAGTGTCATTAGTGACACTAGTGACACTAAAATCCCTACCCCCCACACGTGCGCGCGCGCGTGAGCCCTCTACTTCGTTTTCTTTCTTCGCGCGTTTATATAGGAAATTAGTGTCACTAGTGTCACAGACGCTTGTTTCGGAGAGGTCTGCGTCCGCAAACTTGTACAGATCCTGCGTGACACTAACTGTGACACTAGGTGTGACACTAAAACCGCCGTCCTTAGTGTCACAGGCGACCACCTTCAGCGCCCGCCCTTTTCGCCCCTTCGGGCCGCGCTCGAGCCGGAGCCCGTCCAGGACCTGGCCGACCATGTGGCTCATGGCGATCCCCAGGCTCCGGCGCGGGCTCTTGGCGTCCGAGAACCTTTCGGCCCACGCCGAGAACGCCTCCATCGTGATCAGCTGGTCCCACCAGTCCTCGAGGAAGAAGTCCTCGCCGCCGGTCGCGGCGCGGACCTCGGCGAGCACCGCCGCCCTCAGTGTCCGGTCGTCGTCGTTGGCCGCCCTGAGCTCCTCGAGGTTCCCCAGCAGTCCCGGCACTCCGACCGTCCCGAGGATCCCCGAGAGCGCCCTCGCCCAGGCCCCGAACCTTGTCGGGGGCGCGTCCCCGTCCGGCGCCCCGGCGTCGAGCCAGCCTTGCACGACCGCCAGGCAGGCCGAGACGGCCTTCGCGCGGTTCTCGCCCAGCCAGGCCAGGAGGTCCGGGTGCCGAAAGCCGGTCCGTTCTTCCGGCCGCTCCGACCTCGAGTCGAGCCGGACGTAGAGCGAGCGGCTGACGAAGTCCTCCTCCAGCCGCGCGTTGTTGGCCGTCGCGACGAAGACCGTGCGGACCTCGAGCTCGTAGACCTCGTTCCCGCCAAGGATCCGCTCCTCGACCTTCGAGCCGGTGACCATGGCCATGAGCGCCGGCGAGGAGAGCCTTCCTTTGACGTTGTCGATGAGCACGGCCGGGCGGCACGCGGCGACCAGCGAGACGAGCGCCTTCTGCCAGTCCTCCTCCCGGCTCGGAGGGGCCTTGACGCCGACCAGGCCGCACCCTGGGTGAAGGCAGGTCTGGGCCGCGAGCGTCTTGCCCGTCCCTGGAGAGGGCGCGTCGAACACCACGAGCGGCGACGGGCCTTTGAGCCAGAACCGCAGGAACGGGGTCAGCATCAGCGCGAAGGCCCCGGCCCGGTCGGCCTCGCCCGCCCATGGAAAGTCGCCCAGCAGCTCGTCCAGCAGCCATTCCGCCGCTCTCCTGCCCCCGCCCTCCCACGTCCCGGACGGCTCCGCGGCCAGGAAGACCCCGGAACCGGCGTCGTAACCGTTCTCGGTGACGAGCCGCCCGTCCGGAGCCAGGAACGGGCAGTGCGAGACGCCCTTCAGCGGAGGGGCGAAGGACCACTCGCCGAGCGTCAGCGTCCCCGCCGCCACGTACTTCGGCGGCTGGACCGGCCTCGTCCCTTTGGGAGAGCTGGACGTCCAGTCCGCGGCCCGGGCCAGGCGCTCGGCCATCGCCGCCTCGGTGAGCGGCCTCACCGCCCCTGCCGCGAGCTCCACGAGCCGCCCGTTCTGGGCGAACCAGCGCGGCGGGTCGTTGGCCCGGGCGAGGCACGCCAAGGCGTCGTCGAGCACGTCCCTGGCCTGCCTTCCGGCCGTCTCCACGTTCGGCAACCCCGCATCGGGCCCGTCCAGGAAGAGCACGGCCTTCGGCGCGGGCGCCGGGCCGGGGCCGAGCGCCCGCGCCGCCGCCTTGAAGTCCCCATTGTGCTCGAGCCTGGCGTAAAGCCCGAAGGCGTCGTACCGCCCCGGCGGCAAGCCGGGCCACTCCGTCGTGTGGACGTGGACGAGGCCGCCGCCGCCGAGGCCCACCGTCGCCGATACCCCCCGGGGTTTACCGGGCCGCGTATAGTAGCGGAGCCCGCCCGCTTCGCGGAAAAGCGTCCCACCGGCCAGTTCCAACAGTCGGCCGGGGTCGTTCTCGGCGTTGTAGCGGTCGCCGGGCCGACCGCCCAGGGTATCGGCGGTCTCCGGCGCCGGGAACGAGCCCGGGTCGAGCCAGGCCCCGTCCCGCGCCAGGGACGATCCCCCCGCGCCCGGCGGGCAGGACGGCAGGTAGTACAGCCGGGCCGGGTCGGTGTGGGGCTCGGCCAGGCCGCACCCAAGGGCCTCGGTCGCCCTGGCGCACCAGTCCGGCCACTCGGAGGCCGGGACGGGCCTTGCGAGCGGGAAGACCGCCCGCCACCGCGGCGACTCCGGCGAGCTCCTCCATGTCGTGTGGAGCGCGTAGGCCAGCCCTTGCTCGTCCCACAGGTCGGCCAGGTCCTCCCAGGCGTGGCCGCCGTCGAAGTCGAGGCACAGGCAGGAGAGGCTCAGGACGGCCTTGTTGCCGCGCTTGGCCCCCGCCGGGTATTCTGTGGGGCTCCAGCACGGCCCTGTCTTCGGCCCTTCCCGGAACGAGGCCAAGGCCTCCCGCAGGTCGGCGAACGACGGCGACCAGTCTTTCGGGAAGGCGTCGCGCTCAGACTCGAACTTGCTCGCCCTCAGGCGCAAGGGCCACCTCCGCTTCCTTGTGCTCCCAGCGCCCGGAGGCGCCTTTGCGCCAGCCGACGACGACGGCCCTCCAGCCCGACCGCGCCGCTTCGCGCAACAGGCCCGACCCCGCCATTTTCTTGGCCCTCGAGGCCGTGTTGTCCCAGCTCGTCGCTTGGAGCGCGACGGTCTCGCCGTGTCCGACCGCCAGGCCGTCCACGCAGCCGAACAGGTCGCGCTTCCGCTTCAGGGCGGGGTCGTAGGTCTCGGTCCGTTCGACCAGGTACCCGCGGGACTTGTAAAGGTCGAGCGTCTTCCTCAAGAGGTCCGGCGGCTCCGACTTTCCGGCCGCCCTCCTCGCCTCTTTCCGCTCGCGCCGCTCGCGCGAGAGCCGCTGGCCCGCGGTCTCGCCGCGGGCCGCGTGCTCCCAAAAGGCCTTTTCGATCCTTTCGATGTAGCGGCGGGCCAGGCCCGGCCCGTCGTCCTCGACCGGGGCGAACACCCCGTCCAGCCGGGCCGGGCCGTCGCTCACTCTTTCTGCTCCAGGACGGTCGCCACGATCGCGGCCACGACGTCCTCCGTCGGCGCACCGAAGCGCTCGTGGACGAGCTCCGGCACGAGCTCCTCCTCGACGAGGAGCCGCGCGACCGCGGCCGCGGTCGTCGCGGGGTCGCCGAACCGGCAGTGCCGGGCCTGGGCGAGGAGGGGGGCGGGCAAGGTCACGCGAAAGCCCCCTGGGCCGGGGCGTCGGCCGCGAACGGGTCGTGCTCCGCCTCTGGGAGCCACGCCGGGCGCGAGGACGCCTTGGACAGCTGTCCGAACGCGGCCTCCCAGACCTCTTCCGGCACGTCCTCGGGCCGCGCGTGCTCGCGCCCGGTGCCCTTGGCGATCTGGGCCTTCCACGCGGCCCAGGCGTCGTCCGGCGCGGCCCAGCCGCGCTCCGCCAGGAGGCCAGTGAGCTTGTCGAGGGCCGAAGGGGCTTTCGCGGCCTCCTCCTGCGCCACCCAGGCCGGGTGCTGGCGGAGCTCCTCCATCAGCGAGTCGAGGTACTCCTCGTCGAACCCGCCCGCGCGGTCCCGCCTGGCGGTCGGGCTCGGCTTGAACGTCACCGGGTCGATGTGGCTGACCCGGGCGTATGTGCTGTAGGAACCGAACTTGTTCTTCGTCCTGCCTTGCGCGGCCTCGATCTGGACGAGCTGCCCCTTGGCGCAGTCGAGCAGGGCCTCGGCGAGGCTCACGCAGGAGCTGAGGGTCGGCTTGCCGGTCGTCGGCTGGATCAGGGGCGTGGTGACGGTCTGCCGGCCGTCCCGGCACTCCAGGGTGACGGCGAGCTTGCCATAGGCCCGCCCGTCGTCGGTCGTCCCGTAGCGCTCGGTGATGGAGACGAGGCGGCCGAGCAGCGCCTTGCGCTCCTCGGTGCTGCCCTCCTGGCCGCGCTGGATCTTGCCTTGGCTGACGCGCCAAGAGCGACCGCCGCCGGTCTCGACGTGGTCGGGAATGTTGTCAGTGTGGTTTTCAGTGCTCATGTGCTGCTTCTTTGTTGTTCTGCGGTCACAGCCCCGGCCACGAGGGCCGGGGCCGTCCTAGTCAAGCGGGGTTTAAGCCCCGCCGTTGTCGGTGCCCGTGGGAGCCTCGGCGGGCTCGGGCGCGGCGGTCGCGGTGCCGCCCTGTTCGTCGTCATGCATGTTCTTCATGTGTTGTTGTCTCCTCCCCCGCACGGGCCGGGGGAAACCGTGAAAAGTGCCGGGCGGAATGAAGAGCCAAAGGCGCCGCCCGGCGAGTGGTCGTCTGCAGGTCTGACGCCTGCGTTTGTCGCTACGAGAGGTAGGAAGCAAGTCGGATCTGGTGCGTGACAGGCGGCAAGGCCACCGGGTCGACGGGGTTGGCCCCAGGCGTGGCGCCAACGGCCAACAACGCATGGCGGAGGCTAGAGCAATAGCCAGACGCCGTCAGTTGGGCGATGCCGCTTGGATCGGCGGCGATGCCGACTCTGCCGCCTTCTGTGTCGACCCATATGGACAGTCGGCCGCCCGGACGCAGCTGGGCCATGCCGATCGCAGCTTTGTTGAACCGCAGCGACTTTTCGGTCAAAACGACCGCGGGGCGCCTTGTGCGACAGCACGAAGCGGGAGGTACGAAAACCTTAAACTCGCCCATCGTCGCCCCCATCCTGGCCATGCCCGCGCGGCTCGCCGAGCGCTTCCGCCATTCGGAGATATTTGTATACTGTAGGCACGCTGACGTCCATCAGCGCCGCCAGCTTGCTCTTCGCCAACCCAGTCTGCGCGAGCTCGCGCAGCCGCCTCGCCTCTTCCGGCCCGAACGCCGGTCTGCCTGCCTTGGCCATAAGACCAGTATAACGGCGGGCTGTAATTTTTGTCAAGACTGTGCCACAATGAATTTGAAAAAATGCTACTCGTGCCGACCGGGGACATCGGACGCCGCGTGCGCCAAGTCAGGCTTTCGGTCAAGCCTGTCGCTCCGAAACAACAATGGCTCGCCGAGCAGCTCGGCGTGTCGCAGGCGGTCGTCTCGAACTGGGAGCGCGGCCGCCACGACCCGTCTCCTCACCACGTGTCTAAGATCGCGCAGGTGCTGGGCGTCGATCCCGGCTTCTTGACGGGTGGATCGACGGTGCGCGCGACGCTTGGGTCGCCGACGATCCCCGTCGGGTTTCCTATGGCCAGGATCAGGCACGCCGGGACCGTGCCGGCCGGCGACTGGGGCGACCCGCTCGCCTCCGAAGACTTCGTCGAGGTCGACGTCAGGTTCGACCACCCTCGCCGTTTCGCCGCGACGGTGGTCGGGGACTCTTGCTGGCCGGCGCTTCGGCAGGGCGACCTAACCGTCTGGCACTCAGACCCGGCCCCGCCGTACAACCTGATCGTCCTTGCCCAACGGGTGGGCGACCATGGGTGCACGGTCAAAGAGCTCGTCTGGGACCCGGGGGCCAACCGTCCTGTGCTCGCGCCGGTGAACCCGGCCTATGGCCAGACCGATGACGGCGATGGATGGGCCGTCACAGCCAGACTAGTGGCAGTGGTGCGGCGACAAGACGGCGTCGAGCAGACTTGGTACTCGCCCGAAGGGCTCAGAGTGAAGTACCTCGCAGGGGCCGAAGCCGCGAAAGACCCCGACGGGGCGGCGTCGCTGTTGCTTCAAGCTATCGGCGATTCGTGGGACGTGAAGTACACCGAAGAGGGCAAGGCGGCGAACGAAGCGATCATCGACCACGTTGAGCTACCTTCCGGCGTCGAGGCTCATATCCTCGGCCGGCAAGTTCCGAACGACCTACCCGAAGGCGTTCTTGGAATCGAACGGAAGGCACCCGAAGACCCACTTGGAAAGTTCTATGTCTCGCACAAGTGACCCGATGGGCATGGCCGCCACGGCCATCACGTTCCTCACCGAAATCGGCCTCGGGTGGCCGGGTGTGGGGAAGCTCGTGGAACTCTTGGTCGATCAGAAGCCGGGAAAGATCGGATACGCCCCGGGCGCGGGGGCCTCGCCGATCTTGACGGAAGCCTTCGGGACGAAGGAACTCGGGGAAGAACGCTTCTCGCTTCGATTCGATTGGACCATCGGCGAGGTGTTCGCCACTCGCGGCCCCAGTGATCAGCGGATTCTCTACCCGCCGATGATGGAAATGGCCACGGGGAACACGATGAGGGAACTCGTCGAGGCGATCAACACCAAGAAGGGCGAGCCGTGGATCGTCATGAGGTCCGCGAACTTCTTCTTCGACCTCTTTCCACCGGATGAGATTGGGCGCGTGAAGCTCGAAGCGTTCCACCGGATCGACCCTTCCGAATGGTGGACCGACCAAGGCGTGAGCGACGAGGCGGTGACACGAATGAGGCCAGGCGGCGCGATCTGGCGGGACATGACCGAGGACGTGGCCGGGCGATTCCAGTGGGTCCTCTTGGGGGTCGAATGAATCCAGGCGAGCTTCCCATCGTGAAGGTTGGTGATCCGGTGAATGTCGGCGGATGGCTCTTCTACAAGACCGAGCCGATGGTCGAGTTCAATCTGGCCGGTGGAATCTTCGTCGAGGGGCCGGGGGCTGATTGGCTGATCGCCCCGTGGGGAAAAGAAGAGTCCGAACTTTGGGTGTTTATGCGCGGAAACGACGGCAAGAGTAACCCGGGATGGCGATCCATCCGCAAGGTTGAACCGTACCTTGAACCCACGTCGAAGTCGAACCAAAACGACAAGATATACGCCGCCGTTTGGAACCACCTTCACTTAGGGGTTCCGCTGTGATCATTTCCTTCGCGTGGACCACGCCCGCCGTGGTGATCGACGAAAAGACCGTCACGCGCCGGGACTGGAAACCGATCACCATCGCCCAGTTCCAAGGGGCGGCCAGGACGGGCGAACTCGTCGAAGCGTGGGACAAAAGCCCCCGGTTCGGCGGGAAGCGGTTCGGAACGGTTCGGATCGTCGAGGTGATCGCCGAAGAGGATTCGCGCACGATCCCCGAAACCGCTTGGGAGGAAGAAGGCTTCCACGTTCTCACGCCACTCGGGGCCAAGATCGGCAAGAGCACGGCCCGCGACGTTTGGCTTTTCTGGCTTCACGAGAACGATCAGCCGCAAACGGTGGTGAGATTCGAGCTTGTGGAACTGAACGACTACGGGCGCGAGCTTGAGCGTTCGGCGCGGGCCGCGCTCGAGGCGTCGGGCGGCGTGATGATCCCTCTTCACGAAGCCCTATGACGCACACTTACGGCCTCAAGATCACGAAGGCCGACTCGAAAGGCGGGGTGAGGTATCAGCTTGGCCCCGCCTTCAAGGTGTCGGACGACGATCCCGAAACATACGCCCGGTCGATGATCGAAGCGAACATGCACCCGCTTGGCGCGATCATCGAGCGCGTGCAGGGGGCCACGATCCGCGAGACTCTTGGGCTCGAGGGCGGCGTGATCCTTCGCTTCCATGCTCGAGGGGCGAGCGCGAGCCGACGTAGGTTCTGAGCCGATCCGAAGTTTCTCGGGGCGTCTTGCCGCTGTGGGCCGATTTGCGGCGCGTTCCCGCCAAACTGCTCTCTTATGCCCTGAGTCACCTCTTCCGGACGTGGCGTGCCGTCTGGCGGGGCGGCGGCGGGCCTTCTCATCGTGTCGCCATACCGAAGGGCACACTCTACGGCCAATGCGCGGGCGATCACCACGTCGTCGTTCGGCTCGCTATAGCAAGGCTCGAGTTCCATGCCAGGCCTTGGAATCCTGTGACCTGGAGGGGAGCGATCGCAGGATGGCTCTTCCTCGACTTTCTGCCAAGGGTCGAGGAAGAGCCGCGCGTGCCGACCCCCGAGCGGGCCGCGCATGAGGTCTGTGAGACCTCGCGCCTAGCGCAGACCTGAAGGCGGACCTATCTGACGCAGGTCAGACCAAGGAACAAGACCGCCGCCGCGGCCAACAGCCAGACGGCGGCGGCCCACACCCGTCTCGCCGCTTCCACGCGCAGTTCGAAAGGCGTCTTCTCGCTGGACATGGCCGATTATGCGTAAACAAGCGCCCCGCCCGCCGCCAAGAATTTTGAAAAATATACCTGCCATGTCTTGACAAAATTATAGCTCATGCCATATCATCTCCCCGAGGCCGCCTACGGTGGCCGAAGGGAAACATGAGCAACGCTGACAACCGCACTGCCGCCCGGAGCGCGATCTCGCGCCGAAGGTATCAAGTCGTCTTTCCAAACCCGGCAGGACCGCTCACTGTCACTCGCACCAATTCGCGTGAACGGGCGAAGAGCTGCGCGCGCGCGCTGAAAGGGTTCGTCCGCGACACCCTCACGGACGAGGTCTTCTGCCCGCCCATCAACGCGTGGGCAAGCGAGGAGACGCTCGCAGAGCCAGCCATGAGAAGGCTGATCGACGCTGTCCTGAGCCACGACTGCCGATGCGACCATGACTACATTTGCCCGCGGTGTGCCCGCGCCAGGGGACTTGTCTGATGGCCTACCCCTACGGCGAGATCCCTCAGTTCCACTTCAGCGCCGAAGTGAAGCTCAACTTGGGCAACTACGAGTCGGGCTCCGTCTCATTCGGGCTCTCGAGAGTGCCCATCGACGTGACGGCCGAACAGTTCGAGCAAATGCTCGACGGAGTCGTGGTCGACATGCTCGGCCGGGTGCACGACCGCGTGCGAGGCGCCGTCGTGCAAAAGCTCCGGACGGTCCTCGGGCCGTACGCCGAGAACCACGATCTGGTGCGTTCGCACAATGAGGGCCGCCATGGGCCAGCGGGGCTCCGCTGATGGCCGCCGCCAAAGAAGCCAAGTTCTTGTCGCTCGACCGACTGGGCTACAAGTGGCGCGGCCAAAGGTACGTCCGCGTCTCGACCGTCAAGGCCAAGAAGTCCACCGGTTCGGCGCTGGTGGACTGGGCCGCGCGGGCGGTCCACGAGGAGGTCAAGCGCCTTGTCCAGCTCCGTCTCGCGGGCGGGATGGGCGAGACCGAGCTATACGTCGCGCTCATGGCCGACCAGGTCGGCCAGGCGCACGACCAGCGGCGCGACGAGGCCGCCGACTTCGGCACGGTTTTCCACGAGCTCGTCGAGCGCCTCGCCGCCGGGCGCCAGGACGCCCTCCATGCCGCCGAGAAGGCGGTCGAGGGGCTCCCGGAAGACCAGCGCGACCGGCTCTGGGCCGACGCCGAGGCCTTTCTCGACTGGCACGACCGCGCGAGGCCCGAATGGCTCATGAACGAGTTCCACGTCGGCCATCACAACCACGGCTATATGGGGACGTGCGACGCGATCGCCAGGATCGAGGGCGAGGACGTCCTGTTGGACCTCAAGACGTCGAAGAACGTGTATAGCGAGTACGCCCTCCAGCTCGCGGCCTACCGCTACGCCGAGTTCGTCGCGGACGCCGAAACCGGCGACGAGACCCAAATGCCGCAGGTCTCCTCGACCGCCGTCCTCCATGTGCGGGACGGCCGTTGCCGCCTTCTCGGGGTCCCGGCAGGGGAGCGCGAGTGGGAGGCGTTCAAGGCCTGTCTCGCCTTGTACAGGTTCGACCGGGCCGCCCCGAAAGAGTTCGTCGAACGGGTTCCCGAAGCCTCGCTC